AACGTTTGCAATTATATTTGCAACTTGACCAGCCGTAGCTAATTCACCTTCAATCATTGCCATTTCTAAGTAATCTTCGAATCTCATTCTAGTTTCACCTTCAGCTTTTAGATACCATAAGTATCCAGAAGTTCCGTCTTCACCAGCAACTTCAACCCAACCTATTTGAGCAGCGTCAGATCCACTAACAGCGTATCTATCTCTGATTATGATTGGTTTGTTACTAAATGTAGTAAGAACTGGTTCAATTGACTGACCTGATGCAGTACCTAATGTAGAACCTTTTGCAAATTCTGAACCGTATACAAATACTTTTAGTCCAGCTAAAGCAACAGCGCCAGCGTTAACTGAAGCTCTTGTGTAAGGCTCAACTATTACCGCACCAGTTGCTGGAGCAGCCACAGCACCAGAAGAAGCTACAAGAGCTTTTACTGTAAATGCAGGGTTAGCAGGATCCATAATTACTACTGTCATGTTAGGGAAAATAGTATTTACGATTCCAGCTCCAATTGGAATTGTTAAAGTATTGTCAGCAGCACCAAAACCACACGTTACATTTTCATATGCAATGTGTAATCTATTTTGCTCAGACCAAATTACTTGATCAGACATCATTGGCATTTCAGCGCCAACCATTCTTAAGAAGCCAGCTAACGTTCTGTTTCCATAACGCTCTACCTCTGCTTCATATATTTCTGGTAGATATTGTTGTGCGAAGTCATTTCCTGCGCCACTGTTAAAATTTAAGTAGTTATCTACTAAAGTTTGTGGTTGTTGCGAAGGTACAATGCTCCCAAATTGAGGACTTAATAAACCCATTGTTTTCTAATTTTTAATTGTTAAATTTACTTTTTTTAATTTTCAGTTTTGAACTATCTACTCCGTCTATAGCACGAACTTTTAAACCTCCAATATAAATATCACCCTGTGTTTGGCGTATAGCAGAATCAGGATTTTTAGATCCTTGAACCACATTTTTTATACCATCTGATTTACCTTGTTCGTAAAAATGATTTACTATTTTGTCTATATTAGACGCAGCATACATAGCTTTATGATAACCTTTCGTATCTTTAACATTACCTTCGTTGTCTAGGAACTTCCCGACAAAGTTATTTAAATTTGACTGGTTTTCTGCAAGAGCATTTGGATCTTTAACACCGTATTTAAACTTCTTTTCTCCGACTTCGAAATCAAAACCTTTGAAATCATCGTTTAAAAGTTGTTTAGTAGTGTCAATAAATCGCTCATGCTGTTGTTGAGCTAATTCTTGTTCGTTGTTGTAGCGATTGAAAAAATCTACAGCTTTTTGTTGTTCTTGATTTACGCCCGGTCTTAACTTAATCTCGTCGTAATATTTGTCTTTCAAGTCTTCTAAAAAGTTTCTAGCTTTAGCAACCTCTTCTTTTTTAGCGAGTTTTTTTCTTCTGATGTCACGCTCTTCATCAATATCTTTATCAAATGAGAAGTTTTCTTCCATTACAAATGTAAGGTCTTCTTGCGTCAAATGAGGTTTAGTATTTTTATAATATTCTTGTAATAAAACATCTTCGTTTACGTTAGTATAATCTGCATTTAATCTAACATAATCTTGAAGATTACCACCAGTCTCATGCATAAAGCTTACTAGCTTTTCTACATTATCAGGTAAAACAATTTTATTTGTTTGCTTTACGGGTTCTGGTTGTACTTGCTTTTGTTCCATCTCTGAAACTTCTTTAATAGGCGAGTTGGACTCTTCAACGGTTGTTGCTCCTCCAGTGTCCAGCGCTTTGCCATCTCCGGTTTGTTCGACCACATCCACCTTCTTTGTTTCTCCGATTTGAATGGCATCTGTTTCTTTTTTTTCTGTTAAGTTAACTTTAGTAGGTTCTTCAATTTTAGCATTAGCTTTCAGTGAGGTGTCTACTTTTGAAAGATCAATTTTTACTGGCTCTTCTTTTTTGTTAAACTTTTTTGGAGTTTTAGGTTTTGATTTCATTTTCATATCTCCACCTTCTGACTTAACTGTTTCAGTCACTTCAGCACTAATTTTTGTTTCTTCTGACATAATATAATATAATTAAATAATTAATAAATAGTTTTTAACTACTTTGTTGTTCAAAATCAATTGGCATTAGATCGTTGTTTCTTTGATCAATCATTTGACTTTGTTGATTTCCTTCAATCTTAATACGTTTATCTTTACGATCTTCAATTAAAGCTTCTTTTTGTTGCATAGCTTGAACTTCCATTTGTTTAAGCTCCAAATCAAATTGATGTTGGATTTGCATTTCTTGTTGTTTAATTTGAAAAGCTGTTTGTAATCTTTGGATTTCCATTTGATTTTTAGCTTGTTCAATTTGTATTTCTGTTTGAGCAAGAGCTTGTTTCTTTTGCATCTCTGCAGCAGCAGCTCTTTCAGAAGCTTCAGCATTTGCGTCAGCTTGAGCTTTAACCATAGCTTGTTGGTTAGCTTGCTCTCTTTGTTGTTTCTTTTTACGTTTTTGTTTTAAAACATCATTAGCTAATTTAAGGTTTTTAATATTACGTATATCAATAGCATCTTCTAAATCAATACCGCCTTTTTGTAAAGCCATTTGTATGTTTTGTTCCAACTGTGCTTTTTCTTCTTCTTCTGGTTCTAGTTGTAAGTAAATACCAAAATCGTGAAGATTTAAATTTTGTATCTCTGATAAAGTTGCAACGTTATATGTTGATACAGAGTTTTTTAAAGAGTTTAAAGTTAATGGAAAATTTAATGAATCAGCTATTTTTAAAGAAATATTTTCACATGTTCTAAGTGTTAACCATAAACTTGCTTGCATTACGTGTCTTGTAGCAGTGTTTGAAGCGTTGACTGCCATTTTTTGTAAACCAACTAAAGTATCTTTTTCTGGAGCACTACCATCTCTAGCTTCGTTAAGCCCGGTTACATCACGTATCATTTGTAAATAATACTGATACGTGCTTATTAAAGCTTGTATTTTGTTTCCACCACCACTTGATTGTAGTTCTTGAATAGGAACCTTACCAGCATTCATTTCTCCTTCTTGCGTAAGAGATCTACCAACAATAGAACCTGTTTGAAAATACATGTTAAGTGCTTCTGCTGGGTTATAATTTGTACCATTACCTAAATCAACTTCAGCTAAACCGTCCATATCTAAGAACACACCATCTGGCACTATTCTAGACATAACTTGTTGTAACTTTAAATGCGTTAATTGAATCATGTCAGCAAAACCTGTTATTTTACTTACAATAGAATCAATTTTACCTTGATACATTCTTGGTGCACATATAGTGTAACTCATTTCTACTTTTGTAGTATCAGCCATAGGTCTTGTCATGTTATTTGCAAGCTCCCACTCTATTAACTGATTGTTACCTATTACTTTTACACCTTTGTAAAGTACTTCTATTTTTCTACCTACTCTTTCAAATCCATCGTTTGGCGGAGGATTAAAAGTATCAGGTTTTTCTAATGCTTTTTCTAAACCAAAATCAGTTTGTTTTATTTTAAATACTTGCTCATTATAAGTTTTGTATTCAAAAAACAATACTTGAACAGTGTTTTGATCGTAAGTTTGCCAACCATATAAACTACTGTAATTTGATTGTGCTCTAGTTTGTTGTATTTTTGTTAATTCTTCTTCAGTTAGATTAGGAAATTGTTTAGCTATTTCAGGTATAGTTAAAGCTTTAACCTCGCCTACATAATATATATCTTCAAAATGCGGATCTTCTGTATAAGAATATATTAAATTAGAAGGATCAACATAGTCAAGCTTAACTCCATTAGCAGGATTCCAACTTGTTTTACAAGCTCCAATACCTAAAGTAACAAGATCATAATTAAATCTTTTCTTTATGTTATCAAATCTATTTTTTTGTAAAGTATTGTTTATTACCTCTTCTTCAGCTATTTCCACAGATTCTTTATAAGATAACTGCATGTGCAAGTCTAATTCTTCTTGATTTTCTGGTAATTTAGCTTCATCTGTTTGATACTCGTTAACTCCTAGCGTGCTCTTTAATTCATTAAGATAAGGTCTAGCCATCATGTCTTGCAGTATAGCTGTAGCATAATCAGTTCTTTTCTTTAATGAAACTGGATCTTGAGCAAAAGCTTTTATATCATAATGCTTGTTATTCATGCCGTTTGCAACAATATCAACAAACTTAGATATAACAGGAACTGGTTTCCAGTCTAAATTTAAATAAGACATGTCACCATTAATAGCTAACTCATCTTTGTATTTTTGCACAGGCTGTTCTCCTCTAGCATATAATCTTAAACCGTGGAACCTATTAAATGTATTAGCAAATCTAGTACCATTACCACCTTGTCTCCACCACTCGCTTTCTATAGCTTGTGCCACTTTTCTTCCATATTCTTCAGAAGACTTTTCAACATCTGGCACTGTTTGGCTAGGAAATGCACTATTTGGATTTGCGTATGTATTCATTTATTTAATTATTTTTGAAAGTATACCTTTATTATCGTACGTCTTTATACCAAGACTTATTTTTTCTCTTATTTTTCTATTCACTGGAGCATATCTATTTTTGTTACAAGCCATTAAAGCTAAACCTGAACTAATAGAAGCATCATGTGTTGTTCTGTTATTTATATTAAATCTCGCCCAATCTTCTAATGTTCTTTGAAAATACATATCTCCATAGTCATCACCATTAAAACCAATTGCACTTTCTACATAAGTCTCAATAGCGGCAGCGTGTGCTTGTATTATATCTTGACTTGAATTAGGTATTCCACCTATGTCTCTTTCTGTTACTGAAAGTTTACTATATTTTTTATCAGGTCTATTCATTGAAAAACCTCTATAACCTCTACGTTTAAAATGATAAAGTAATCTAGGTTTGTTGTTCTCACATAAAATTGGCATCCCATAAAAAACACAAGCCTTTAAAACATCTTCAAAAAATATTTCAGCAGTTTGTGGACGAGCGATATATTCTAAAAAGAAATGATCAGCAGGAGCGTCTTCCATGCTAAACTTAGTTAACCCGTGCAAGGATCCATTAGAACCTCTCTTGTCAACTGTTCCTGATATATCATAACTATCACAGCCAAACGCACCTACGTGTTCATTGCCTGGATATTTAATTCCGTTTTTAATTATAAATCTATTTTGTAAATTTAAACCTGGAACCCATGTTATATAAAATCTTCCTTTTGAGTTAGGAGAAAATATAACTCTTGTATCAATTATACCGTTTTCCCATTGAAAATTTCCTCTAGTAACTAAGTTTTGAGCTCTTGAGTCTTCATTGTAATCTATTTGTTGGTAAATTTTAGTTAGATTAAATAAAGACATTTTAGACTCATCTCTAAAAGCATGCTTTGTTGTTCGTGGAAACTGTCTATAAAATTCGTTTAACCCGTCTTGATCATCTTTTAAACCTTCTACTTCATTCTCCCAGTACTCAATAACCCCAATTTTGATTGGTGTTCCATGAGGTCCATACACTTTTTTTGATGGTGTGTCGAAGACAGGATAGC